ACAAATGTTATCAAAATCATTTACTAGCGATAAGGTTGTTTCAATGGTTGGAAAAAAACTTAATAAGCTAAATTAAAAAAGAATTGGTCTAGTGGTGGAGGCCCGTTATCTTCTCCGATAACTATGAAAGTTCAGTCGCTTACTTTTTTCGTCAGTCATGTTGGAGTAGCAATAAACTGTAAACAAACTTTCAACCACCACTAAATTTTTTCAATTGAAACAATTACACTATTTGGAATAATTGTTGTATTGCCAATTTCTTCAATCTCGCCTTTTTCATTAGCAGAATAATCGCCAAAAATTCTTGTTATACCTTTTGATTGCGTAAGTAAATGCCCTTTAGTCACACAAGTAGCTAAGGAGGATTTTTTTAAATTATCTATAGATTGCCATCCACTCTCAGAAACAATGTCAAACCAAGTCACAGAAACCATTGGAAACCTGTCTTCCCATTTTTTTGCTTTTTTATTTATCGTAATTTTTCGTTTTAACATTTACAACACCTATACTTGTATTCAAATGTGAATTATGTTTTTTATTAAAAACTTTAATCCACTCACTAAAACTAGTTGTTTTCAATTTCCTTGAATTCTTCCGTTTTGTCCTCAATTGTTTTTGCATTATATCCATCGATTTTATTTGAAAGTTCTTTTAATTTATTTTCAAGTTCATCTCTAGACATACCCTCAAGCCCAGATACCTTAACTTCTCTTTTATCAACATACAATCCCGCTAGTTGCCCGGAACGGTATTCGGCCTGGACAGATACATTAAACTGTTTATTTTCTTCCGCCTTTTTAGACAATTGATCAAGTCTTCGAAATCTTTTTAATTTATCTTTAGAAAATTTATTAACTTCTTCTTCATATTTACGATCTAAGTATTTTGCTATGTGTGGATTTAATCTTCTATTTAATAATCTTGATGCAATTGCAGAATAATCAGTTTCATTTTTGCAATCGTATTTGGCCCTTTTACAAGCCTCGGCATAACTGATTTCTCCCCAATTAGCCACAAGGATATCAACAAACATCCGTTGTTTCGGAGTAAGGTCTTTATCCGATCGATCAATCTTTTTAACTTGAGCCATATTTTCTACTATATAGATTATTTTAACACATTGTAATACCTTAAAAAAGTTGCGAAGGGTATCTATATTAGCAATATTACTGATTAGGTGTCCCTAAGGGACACCATAGGGACACCATAGGGACACCATAAAAACATATCTAAGTCATTGATATATAATAATAATTCTTCTTTAGGGACACCAGGGACACCTCTTTTACCCCCTGGGGTACTTTTTTGTTGTAAGGGGTCTGTATAATCTATATAGAGGAAATTGTTTTATAAACATTAACGGCTACCTGGCATTTTCACTGGTTCATTGTCCGGTGGCCGTTGTTCCTTAAAAATTTTCAATTAATTTAGAACAATTCTAAACTACGCGGGGCTCGGGGAGGATAATCAATTTCGGGGGCTCGGGGAGGATATTTATATCGTTTAAACGCATTTAAAAGCCCGTACAAGCACCTCGGGGGCTTGGGGAGGATAAAGGGCCTAGGGGAGCATTTAGGGGGTTCAGGGAGGATATTTAATTGCTAATGGCTAACGGATCATGTATAATAATTAGGTTTTCATAAACAAACCCTTTCCCCGACAAGTCTTTTGTTTTATTTCTACTTGTCGGGGGTATTATTTTCTGTTAATGTTAGGAATGACTAATAGTCATATTCATTATTACTCTTGGGTTAAATTTATATTTCCCCCATGACTAAGTTTTTTTCTTTTTTAATCCTTCAATCGATTTAATCTCAATCAAAATTTTTCTTCTTTCAAACTTATTCTTTACCCTTCGATATTCCTTATACAACCAGCGATACCGTAGCCATTTTAGTTGTTTTTTGGTATAATAGATAACTTTTTTAGATGTAAGTTCATTAAATTTGTGTCGTATAACTTCGGGCTCAAAATTAGCAAACCAACAAACTTTGTCAAAATCATCACTAACAGTTGAGAACCAATCAAAACTATCTTGTTTTGTGTAAGCATCGTTTTTCTGTTCACCCATGTTTAGTGCATCCTCAAATGCCTGGAGGATAATCGCCTGGAACAGCTTTTCTTCCGGTAGCCGTTGTTCGCGGGTCAGTTCTCTTGAAATTCTAGTGCCCAAAATTTCTAACAAGTTTAATGAGTAATTCACGATAATACCTTAATACTTTAGGGTTGCTAACAAACGCTAACGCAAAATGGTAATCTTCTAAATGACTTTTAATATATTCACACTTTTCGGGCCCATCGAGAGACCGGCAGTATTCTAAGTTTTCATCAGACATTTTTTCAAAATCATCCATATTTACGTGCGGAGAGGGAAAAGATATGGAATGGAACTCCGCACGTATTTTCTCTAGTTGCCCAAAGAATATCTAAAAACATAGCACGCATCCAACACCTTCAACCTCTTAAAAATTAAAGTTAAAAAAATTTTTCGTGGTTTTTTGAAGATAAAGTGTTTAACCCCACTTTTTCATATAGGTGATTTGGAATACGTAATTAATATTTAATGATTTTTTTTAGATTATGCAAGTGTTTTATTGGGCGGGGAAAGTCTCCCGCGCCCGCCCAACGTGGCCACTATTTACCGTTTAAAAGCTTTCGGCCCTCAGCCAGTAAATTCTCCTTTGTTTTTTCGTAACTCGCATTGTTTTTCTTTGCGATTTTTTTAATCTCGTCATCGGTAATTTTAGCAATCATCGATGCCGGTTTACGAAAGCCGTGGCTACCCATTGCACGCAAGATGCAATAGGTATCAATATCCACAGCGCAAGATTTCCATTTTGAAATGTCCATCTTAATTCCTTTCTAGTTGTTGCATTTACTCTACGTCTTGGTTTTCATTTTCTTTTTCTTGATACTCTCGATCGATAAAGTATCTAACAAAATGTACTTTCAATTTAGCATTACCATTGTAGATTTTTTCAAACACTCTAACAAAATCTTCAGTGTTTGTACCTCTTAATAATAACGCAGATTTAGATTTTAATGCAGTTTTGAAACGTTCCCAACGAAACTCCGGGTGTTCCTTACATACCGCATAAGCCGTAACGAAGGCTCTTGTTAATTTAATGTTGAAATGATTTTTCATGTACATTAAATCAGCGCCAATCTCATTACATCTTTGTAGTGTTGCAATTTTAAATTTACCATTTTTAAAAGCCGTTCGTGTTTGTCTCCAAACCGAGTAGCCTCCTGATGCTAAAAATAAAACACACTCTAGGGGTAAAGAATATTGTCTAATCATAGATTTAACAATTTGATATTCTTTCTTACCGTTCTCAATGTGAAACTGTAAGTAATCCGTCATACCCCAATTTTTTCTATTGGCATTCATAACCGCTACATCGAATTCATTTTCGAAGGGCCCACGAATGTAGGGTACTTCTTTACCCAGTTCTCTACGAGCTTGTAAAGTATGTTGACCATCAACTACTTCATCATTCTCATTTATGAAAATAGGAAGATTCAAATCTTTTTTTTGAATTTCCCTTTTCAATCTTGCAACGTGACCTTTATCGATGGCACGATTGCCTTTTACTGTTTTAAACATACCGTAATCTTTTGTAAAATAGATTACATTGTTTTCTTGTTTTTTTGCTTTAGACATTTTCAGACTCCATATCTATATTATTTTTTGCATCAATCTCACTTTGGATTAAATCCGATGCTGTCCACTCATTAAGAGGGTACACAGCTTGATCATCGAGTACAAGCGGTATCTTTGCAAGTTTGGTTGATTGTTGGTTAAAGTGCAGATCAGACCGTTCCATCGGTTGACCATCCACCGTTAAGTTTCGAGTTTCAGAAAGTACCTTATCCATTTCTTCCACCCAATTATTAAAGGACTCAGATTTTGATTTAAGCATCAACACCTCCTTTAAATTCTCTCAAAGCAAAATTTAATTTGCTTGCTAAATTTTTATCGTTATCATCTAAAGTGTCCGAGAGTACACCTATAGAAAATCTATTTAAAATATTTAATAGTTCGCTCTCTGTTAGAATAACCGCTACCTTCTTTGGTAGTATCTTTTTATTTGTTTCCATGTTAACCTTTTTTTTTGTTTTTGTTTTTTGCATTTGCCAAAACTATATAAACATTTTAATGGGATATGCAAGGAAAAAATGTTATAGGATAATATAGGAAAATGAA